GCTGTACTCAGAACGGCATCAGGGGTGGATCAGCAACTGTCCACTTTCCTATCTGGCACCAAGAAATCAGAGACATCATCGTCCTCAAAAACAATAAAGGAACCGACGACAACAGAGTCAGAAAACTCGACTACTCCATCCAGTTAAGTAAGTTATTTTATGAACGTTTTATCGAGGATAAGGAAATCACGCTTTTTTCCCCTCATGATGTTCCTGGTTTGTATGAGAGTTTTGGGACCGATAAGTTTGATGACTTATATGTTCGTTACGAAAACGAACCCTCCGTCCCCTCCACAAGAGTTAAGGCACAAGAATTAATATTAGATTTATTGAAAGAGAGAGCAGAGACAGGTAGAATTTATATAATGAATATTGATCATTGTAATTCACATTCATCCTTTAAGGATAAGGTGGAGATGAGTAACCTATGTCAGGAGATTACACTACCAACATATCCTATTACTCATATTGATGATCATACAGGTGAGATTTCATTATGTATTCTTTCTGCAATTAATATAGGTAAGATTAGATCCGATGAGGAATTAGAAGATCTTTGTGAATTATCTGTTCGTGCATTAGAAGAGTTAATTGATTATCAACATTATCCTGTAATAGCAGCAGAGAGGGCCACAAAGGCACGTAGATCTCTTGGTGTAGGTTATATTGGTTTGGCACACTATCTTGCTAAACTAGGATTCAACTATGATTCACAAGAGGCATGGGATGCTGTTCACGGTCTATCAGAATCTTTCCAATATTATCTTTTAAAGGCATCAAATAAGATTGCCCAAGAGAAAGGACATTGTGAAGATTTTGGAAGAACTAAGTATGCAGAAGGTATTCTTCCTATAGATACTTATAAGAAAGATGTAGATGAGATCGTAGCAAATGACTTATCTCTTGATTGGGGAGCTTTACGGAAAGACATACTCGAATATGGGCTACGGCACAGCACATTGTCCGCACAAATGCCTTCGGAGAGCAGCTCCGTTGTGTCAAATGCAACCAATGGAATCGAACCACCTAGAGACTACTTGTCCATTAAGAAGTCAAAGAAAGGGCCTCTTAAACAGGTTGTTCCATCCTACGGTAGTTTAAAGAATAACTATACTTTGTTATGGGAAATGAAGAATAATGATGGGTATATTAAAATAGTTGCTGTAATGCAGAAGTTCTTTGATCAGGCTATTTCTGGTAACTGGTCTTATAATCCAGAGAACTATGAAGATAATGAAGTCCCTGTTAGTGTAATGGCAAACGATTTTCTAACTACATATAAGTACGGTTGGAAGACCTCTTACTATCAGAATACAAATGATCTTAAGAGTGATGAGGAACCAACACATCCTATGGGATGGCATGATAATGTAGAGGAAGGGAAGACAGATTTACAGAGTTTGGTTGATGAATTAAGTTGTTCTACTGAGGAGGATGAGTGTGAGTCCTGTGCAATCTGATATTAGAGGGATGACTGTCTTCAATACTGAAGAAGTTAATACCAAGAAACAACCTATGTTTTTTGGTAAACCCTTGGGTGTTCAACGTTATGATTCTTATAAGTATCCTGCATTTGAAAATTTAACTAAACAACAGTTGGGATATTTTTGGAGACCAGAAGAGGTTTCCTTACAGAAAGATAGAGGAGATTTTCAAACATTAAGACCAGAACAAAAGCATATCTATACATCTAATTTGAAGTATCAGATTATGCTTGACTCTGTTCAGGGTCGTGCTCCTTCAATGGCATTCCTTCCATATTGTTCTCTACCAGAGTTAGAGGCTTGTATGGAAGTATGGGGATTTATGGAGATGATCCATAGTAGATCTTATACTTATGTTATTAAGAATATCTATTCAGATCCTTCTGAAGTATTTGATACTATTATTAAAGATGATAGAATATTAGAACGTGCTGCTAGTGTTACTGAATCATATGATCAGTTTATTAATCATGCACATCAATGGGATACTGGATGTATGTGGACTGAAAGTGGTAGGGGATCTCCTACTTCTAAATGGTGTTTAAAAGATTTAAAAAGACAACTTTATCGGGCAGTAGCTAATGTCAACATTCTGGAAGGTATTCGTTTTTATGTGTCCTTTGCTTGCAGTTTTGCTTTTGG